GAATCGGCTACGTCTATTACCTGTCGTGGGCCATGCCTGAAACAAAACCTGGCCCCGGCTTTGACCACGCATCGTTCATCGAACACAGCATGGCCCTCGCGTGCCGCGACGAGAAGGTTGCGCTTGGTGCGGCGACGAGCCTGCGTAAATCGCGAGCGCTCATATCCGAGGATGACGGTGAAGTCCTCGCCTTCGAGCTGCCAACGCCAATCAACATCACGAATGGAATGCCGCGATGAGGGCGACTATATGTGTCAACGACGATGGGCAGGTCGAAATTCGCCACACGGATGACACGATAATCGCATTGTGCCCATGTTCGCTGAGCGAATTACTCGCGGCAAGCGTCCTTGGCAGACGGCTTGTTCGTGGCGACCTGGACCGAACTACCACCGTCCTCGAATACGCTATGTGGTACAGCGACACGATCGCCACGCGCGAAGAATTCGCGGATCGCACCGTCGTTAGCAGATTTGTGGCTACCAATCAAACGGAGTGACCGATGCCTGACTTCCCGCCTCCCGATGCGACCCGCGCAGAGATTGACGCCTTCTACGCCAAGCATGCCCCACCGCCGGAGCCAGCGCACGAGGTGCCAGCAACTGAAGGCGGGCCAAGTCTCATGTGCAACGGTTGTGGCCTTGTTCGAGTAGGAGTCTTTAATCCACTATGCAAGCAGTGCAAGTCGAGCCTGGAAGGCTGATATGACCGCTGAACTATATGCAGCCATGGCGCGTGCGCTTACCGTAGGACTCGTCCCTGACGTGACAGAGGGAATGTGGACACCGACCGAACGTGCGCATCATGAGGCGCTACGGCTGGTGGCCCCGTGTGGGCTGTGCATAAATAAAGAAGACTGGATGCGCGCCAAGTGTCCCATGTGCTTCGGCGCGGGCTGGACTAAGGCGAGCGTCGAGGCGGCCATCGCCAGCGAGGCAGCCGCAGAAGGCGCGGCTCAATCCAACTTGGCCGATGAGCAGCACGCGCTGTCAAATGCGCTCTATCAACTCGGATTGCTGGCGTCTGCGATTCTATCGGCCGCGAGAATGGGCGGCGTGTCGGACGCCATAGACATCAGCGTGGACGAGGCGATAGAGTTGTGTGCTGAGATGGGCCGCGTGTTGGAGCCATCGCCGTGTACGCCTAGATAACTTCGTCCCCGTCCTCGCTGCCGTCCGGATGTGACAGCACGCGATCCATGTATGGCAGCGCGTCGTTGACGTCGCCGAGACCCGTGACCTTGATGCCCGCGAGGATGCCGCCAGCGAACACGTCGTTCGGATCCTCGAGCGTGTCCTGCATGATGCGCTCGGTTGTCGTGACCGTCCCGCGTAGTGTCATGAAACCGTATTGCTCGAGCCCGTAGTCGGTTGCTCCGCCGGCTCCCGATCCGATCTCTGGCCTTGGCGCCTCGAACTGGATGGTCGCGCTGTCGTACGTCCAGCCAAGCGTGTTGGGCGTTGCCCCGACGGTGGCGGTGAGCAGCGCGCCCAATGCCGATCCGTTATGCGCAAACGTTGGGTGTGACCCTCGCTCCGTCGCGCGATAAATGGTGGCGTCAATGCTGTCCATGAGCCCTGAGCGCACGGCGAACCCACGCGGACTGAGCACCTCCGGAAACGCGTAGAACAGCCCCAGGTTGCGCTGCCTGACGTCGTACACCATGGTCTGCTTCTCGCGCTTGGAGCCGCGGTGCCAGATGCACAGAACAGGGAGTTTGCTGTCCTGCACTTTGCGCACCCACCAGCCACCAGGATCGAATGGAAACCGGTTCGCGACAGGGCACGCGTCTGTGATCAGGAACGTCTTGTCAGGCCCGCCCATGTTCGACAGTTTCGCGTCGTGGCCCCATTTGATCCAATGCCCGTAGTACGCGTTCAGTGCGTCGATGAACGGGTCCGCGATCCGCGAGTCCGCAACGCCCGCTGCGACGGGTATCGGCGTGCCGCCGACTTGGGTTGCGATGGATGGCATGGATGGTTATGGTTAGGCGAATGAGCGATGAGAAGAATTACACTGTCAAGTCAACGCCAAGCGCCGATGCCGCTATCACCGGAGCCGATTATTTGAGCAGTGCGACGGATGACTCGCGCCGAGGCGATCGATTTGATAGGCCGATGGCCGCCTTGGTTCCGTAAACGGCTCGGCATTCGCGTTATCCGTCTGATAAAGCGAGGCGGCGACAATGAGTGAGAAGAACTACGTTGTGAAGTGCTGGGGTTATCTACGTGCGTCCGTCGAATACATATTCAGAGAATATAACGGATGCGTGGAGTGGACCACTAGGCGAAGCCGTGCGCTGCGAGTGACGAAGGATGAGGCGCGGCGTCTTAAGCGGCTATGGTCGCCAGCGGCTCAGCGGCGCCTTGGGATTGGCGTTGTACGGCTGATCAAACGTCGTGTGATGGGATACGCCTACCCGTGACGTGCCTGAAGTGCAATGGCCGGAAGACGCGGGCCCATAACCGTAAGTGCCCGAAGCGTGGAGCGTGCCATAAAGGACGGTCCGCTCGGTGGATAGCCATGTGCGAGGACGCGATGAGACGAGCAAACGCTGCGGTTGACGAGTGCAATGCGGCGTTAATCGCGCTCGAGGCTCAGCGACGAATGCCACCTGGATATCGCATCTACACCTGTCGTTCCCGCAGAACTTCTAATGCGGATACTTCCGATCAAGCCCCGACAGTTCCACCTCGTAATGAAACGCTTTGTCCGTCACGAGCCTCGCCTGGGTGTACAGGCGCTCCACGCCGTCTGGAAACGTGAGCGCGAATAGCGTCTCGACGTTCGATGTGGATGACGGCTGCGGCACGAGCGTTGTCGGGCCATAGCCACCAAGCGCGCTGCTCGGCTGTACGATGCGGATGAGCACGGACGTGTCGCCTTGCTCAATGATGCGAGGGCGTGGGATGATCTCGACGCGCGTCTCAACGGGCACGCCGCTTCGCACGTTGTTGCCCGACACCGACGTCCACGTGTGCGTGACGATCTCGACCTTGGTGGTCAGGATGTCGAACGCTGGGCTCGACGGGATCGCTCGGATCTTGTGGCAGAGTTGAAGGAAGGCCTCGCGGGACATTAGCCGGCCCTCCGTACTGGGGGAGTCCACTCGCCAAGTTTCTTTTTATGCTTAGAAAAGTTGCATCTCTGGCACGCGGGGCGCAGATTAGCCAGAATGTGCGGCCCTCCGCGGGAGATGGGGATGACGTGATCTATCGTCATTCTTTCTCCTCCGCCGCAATACGCGCACAGGTCGCCAAAAACAGAACACCTGGCCGCTACATCGTCGATCGTGAATGCGGCCACCTGTGTCTTGCGCATCAACGCCCTTCGTCGATGAGACGCCATGCGCGAGACCGCCTTTCTTCGTTCCGGATTTCTGTCCACCCAGGCGCGCTTCATCAAAGCGTCCCTCTCTGGGTGCGCCATGCGCCACAGGCGTCCTTGCTCGATGTATCGCTCTTTATTCTTCTTGTAGTGCTCTCGAATAGCAGCCTTGCACTCTTCGTGATGTGTCTCGCGATACGTCTTTGCGTACGCCAACTTGATGGCAGATCTGCTCGGATACGATGCCTTGTCCGCTGCGGCTTTGCATGTTTTGCAGTAAGAGACGTGTCCGTCCGGCGACGACGAGCGGTGGTGGAAGCAATGAAGCTCTTTGAAGGCGCCGCACTTTCGACAAAGTTTCTGCATTAGTACGCGGAGATGGAAAGCCCCTGGTTCATTCGCAAACGAAATAGGTTTGTCACGCCCAACAATGCAGCCAATTCGTCTCTTAGCCGCGTCAACTCGCGGGCAAGAGAACCAATAGCTGTCGAGCCGTACCCGTACGTTGACGAATTCCAGAATTCTATCTCGTCCACGCGCTTTAGCCCGCCCGCCCCCGCCGCGCCAATGACCGTCCCGTCGCCGAGTTGATCCTGGATCGCTCGGATGCGACGCAGGTACCGCCGCACCATCGTTTCCCCTCCCTCGGCCGTGACAGGATACGTGCCCGTGTGAGCTTTCGTGAGCAGCACGGTTATCGTGCTCCCGATGACGCTCTGGACGGTGGCCTCCTCCTGTCGCGTGTCGACGTCGATAATGACGCGCGCGAATGCAGCGAACCCTGTGATAAGCGCTAATGTCAGCGCCACGGGTGTTGGTGTTGATGCTGCGACGACGGTCGTGCTGCTCGTCGTGGTCGCTCCTGCATTCAGGTATCGCGCAACCACAACGTCAAAGACGCCATGGTACTCGATATACGGCTCCGCGTTGACGCCGAGCACATTGTACCCAAGCGCCGCGCGAAGCTCGACCATCTCTGAATCCAGAAGCGCCACGTGCGATCAGCTATCGGCGAGGCGCCAGTTGTAGGAGACGCTGGCCTCGTCGACACCTGCGCCAGCGCCTACGCCCACGCCGGACACGACGATGCACCGCGCATACGGTTTACCGTAAACACAGTCTGGCGCGGCAATGCACACCGTGTCCGTGACCGCCGAGCCCGTGCCCGTTACGATGGCGACGTTCGCTGGGTTGTTCGGCCCCTTCGCGTCGCGCCACGTGGTGGCATCGGTCGATACCTGCCATTTGGCCGTAGCCGTCAGCGTGTCCGTCGTGGCGAGCGCGTACACGTTCGCCGACATGCTGCCGATGGCCACGCGCTCCGCCACCATTGAGATCGACGTGCCGTTGACCGCTTGCGGCGCAGCCCCGGTGAATCCGGTGACCGCGAGCGTCTTCTGGTTTTGCTTGATGAGGGTATTCAGTCCCATTGCGTTATCCCCTCAGCTCGAGCGCAAAGAGCGCATAAAGCGGTTGTCGAGTATCTCAAATCCGGAATACCAGAGCCAGATCGCGATTGAAGTTTCGCCGTAATTATCGTCCGTGGACGGAACTACCCTCGGCATTCCCTGCGACCCTGCGCCGACGGCTTCTCGGCCAAACGCCTGTCCATATTGAATGGGCACAGACGAGGAGTTTGCTACGGTGCGCAGCGTCTGCGACTCGAAGATGTGGAACTTGCTAATGGTCGCCACGTGATTCGAGAGGTAGAGCGGATTGAACTTCGGGTCATACCGAGCGAGACGTCCGTACTGCGGGTCATTGTGGAGTTGCTCGACCTGCAATGGCGTCAAGATCATGATGTATCGCCCGTCCGCGAACGGCGGAATCGATGCCGTCACGAGGCTCGTCCTCGTGCGGAAGATCTGGTCCACCGAGAACGGATAATCACCGACAGTCGTGGAGTCGTTGTCGGCCGTCATGCCGGTGGGATAGATGACAGCGCCCGAGTCAAATAGCGTCACACCGACCGTATCGAGCCACTTGTCGAAGTCGCGCTGGAAGTGATGATTACGGATCGCCTCCATGTCGTGCACGGAGCGCGACGCATCGAAGGCCTCGACGCCGTACGGGCGCACCTCGCCGCTCGTCGAATCATACGGGCCGGCAAACCGCTCGATGGTGATCTTCGCCTGCTCGCTTTCGACGTTCATCGGGGTTTTCGAGAACGTGGTACCGACCGGGGAGGCGCGCGATGCGCGGGTGTAGGTGCTATCGGTGTACTTCGGTCGATTGATCCGAATCGTGTGGCCGATGTTCGGCTTGCCGAGTTGGTTGATGAACTTGATCGCCGGAGAGAGCAGCGGGTCGCTCAGCGTGAGGCGAGCGTCCAAAAGGTTGGCATAACCAGGTCCGCTGGTGGCGATGTCGCGACCGGGGATCGGCAGGCCCATGCCAGAGCCCATGGTCATGGACGCCTCCATCGCGCCCTTGAAGAGAAGTCCGTGAAGATACTGGGGCTCAGGCGCGAGAAGGAGCTGATCCGACGTGATGTCGTAGAACTCTTGGCCGAGCGTTGCTCGATCGATATTACCCATGTGAGATTACCGTGCCCGAGCGCGGTTTGATTAACGTCGGGCGTCCTTGGCCGCGGTGAGCGCGGCGGCGTTTTCGGCTCTGTATCGAGCCGCGTAAAACGGATTGGTTTCTTTGGCCCACTCGTAATGAGCGAGTACGTCGGTCGGTGGAGGTGCCGGTGGAGGCGGAGGTGCCGGCGGCGCTGAGGCGGTGGTTGCCCCGGCTTGGATCGTCGGGGCGGGCGCTGCGGCGGGAGGTGCAGCAACGACAGGCGGCACCGTCTCTTGTGCTCGCGTTGCCCACGTCGGCTTGAGCGTGGTAATCGCCTTGAGTTGCTTGGCCGGATCGTCGCCCGCGATCTCAACGACTGCCCCCCGCTTCTCCTCGTCGAGCGCAGCCAATTCCTTCGCGGCGTAGTCCTTGAGCACGACCTCGTGAGACTCCGCCTTGGTTTTGTACGGCTCGAGCGCCTTGATCTTGTCGTCGCGCTTGTCCAATTCGGACTTGCGCTCCTCCTCGAGCCGCTTGCGATCAGCGATTGCCGCTTTGGCGACGTCGAGGTTGTCCGCGCCGATCTCTTTGAGCACGGCTTCGCGCGCGCGCTGCTCAGCCTTGGTTCGCTCCTCCGCAACGCGCTCATCGAACGCGCGCTTTGGCATCATCAACTCGGACTCCACCTTCGGCGCTATCGCTGCCGCTTGCGGTGCTGCGTTCGTTGCCGCAGCGGGTGGAATGACGGGCGTGGTCTGGACGGTGCTCGGCGCTTCCGGCGTGGCCGGCTGTACTTCGGTCGACATGTGTCTCCTACACGCGATTTCGGGCGCGTGACCCGTTTGGAGGTGCGGCTATGGTGATAATCGCTCGTCGCCGCGGAGCGAGCGCGATGGTGTTACAGCGTGGACGAGTAAGTCACGCAGAGCGCGATCGGCTCGTTCATCGTGCCCAGCGCCGCGCCAGCGTGCTCGGTGCTCATATCCGCACCGGTCAGTTCCATGGTGATATTGGCGCCGGAGACAGCTACGGTCTTAGCTCCGATTGCCGTGCCGGCCTCATCACCTTGCTCGGCAAAGCATGCGCCGAGAAGCGCGATCGTTGCGCCATTACGCAGGCTGTCCGCGATGGCCGTGGTGACCGCCGTGAACCGCGCGTTGTCGTTCTGTACGTACGTACCGGAAAAGTATCCCGACACGAGGCACGTGAAGTGTTTCTTGTCGCCGGAGTCCATGCGGATTCCGTAGGGCGCCGAGTGGTTGTACACCGACAGCCGCGTTGCTTCGAGAAGAGCCATTTAATCGAACCTCCGCCGCGCGTGGTCGCGCGGTGTTTACACGCGCCCGAGTGTCCCCACGACGCGAATAGTTTGAAGTGCCCCAGCGCTTGTTCCGACGCCTGCCACGAATACGACACGCAGCCGATCGCCGAACTCCCCGCCGATTACGGTGTTCGCCGCAAGCGATGGCGTTGCTGTTAATGCGGCACCGGTTCCAGCGGCCGTCATGGTCAACTGCTGGCCCGACCTCGCCGCGGTGAACACGTAGGTTGCCGCAGCGGCTGCGGCCGAGATCTGCGGATAGTGGGCGTAGTCCGTCCACACCGTGCCGTCCTTGTCGGAGCACGATTGCAGATACACGTCGAGCACGCCGCCGATCGCACCAAGCAGCGTTGCCTCGACACGAATCGACTCGAATTGATCGAGGCGTGCCGCAATGGCACCGACCACCGTGCTTGCCTCGGCTGGCGACGTCGCGGTTATAAGCCGCTGCTCGCTCATCGCCTTCGGCTTCTGGTATGGGCGTGAGCCTGCGGGTGCGCCGGTTCCGGTGCTTCGGGCAGGACGGCGTGGTCATTGGCCTCGAACGCGATCGGCTGAGCAGGCGTTCGATACGACGTGACCGATGGCTCCAAATGTAGCCAGGAAGCCTCCCCGCACGCCGGGCACGTGGCCTCTGTATCGGCCACTCGGTTACCGCAAGGTATGCATTGTTTCATAGTTTACTCCGCCGCCATGTCGATTGATTCGACGGCGGCGATCATCGCTTCGAGCTTACGCGCCTCGGATTCGAACACGCGCAGCTCGGTTATGCGTCCGTGGACATAAGCAAGGCGCTCCCGCACTGCGCCGATCGCATCCAATAGGCCTGGTGCTGCAGGTAGGCGCTTGGGCTGAACGATAGGTAGTGCCGCTGCCGACTCGTCGCTCTCAACGAAGTCGGGCCGCTCATCCGCATCATCTGGCAGCCCACCGCCGCATTGAGCACACACCGTCATGAACGTCAGAACGGACTTTAGATGCCCAGTGTGCCCGCATGGACATGAGTGCCTGCGCTCGATATGCTCGACGCCGAGCACGCGCTCGCCGCACCCCATGCACGCGGGGACGTTGCGCCCCTTCCGCGTCGGATGTCCATTATGCCCGCATGCTGAGCAGATCATTACGCGTGCGGCGTGAGGATGACGACGTGGAACGCGCCAGCGGCGTCCGCGTCGATGAGCCCGTCATTCCCAACAGCCTGAATGACAACCTGGCCGACCCCAAGTCCGCCGTTCACGCGCGACGCCCGGAGTTCCTGCAAGCAACCGAAGTTCGTTGATCCTGTGATCGCGCCGTCTGGATAGGCTATGACTTCGCTATCGGCGGCAACGATGATGCCTGTGGCGATGGTCCTCGTCCCTGAGGCCAACGTGTTCGCTGCGCTCTGGAATGTCGGCGTCGAATTGATGTGGGTCTGGTCCGCCGCGGTGACCACGCCCGCGGACACCCCAGCGACAGCAGCGGCGACGCTCGCGCCTGGGAGCGTGCCCGTGACGAAGCCTGCGCCACCACCGAGATTTAGTGCTGCATACCCAAGGGCAGATGCGCCCGTGACTTGGAGCACATTGCCCGTGGTCAAAGCACCGCCGGCAGGGACCGTCGCGCTATTGATGCCGCTTACTCGCGGAGTCGCCGCAGCCGAGCCGGTGCCCGCGAGATCGCCAGCGAGTTGGACTGCTCCTGTCGCGCCCGACGTCGCCGTCGCGATGTTGGCGGTCGGGAGCACGCCCGTCACGGCCGCCGCGGCGGCGAGGTTGACTGCGCCCCATCCCGCAGCGGCAGCGCCAGTTGCGCGTAGAACCTGCCCCGTCGTTAGCGAACCGCCAGCGGCGATCGTTGTGCCGTTGACACCCGTAATCGACGTGCCAGCCTGCAGCGCGTTGATGTCCGTGGAGGCGGTGGTAGCCAGGTCAATCAGCGCGTTCGCCACGCGCGGGTCAGGATTGCCCTTGTTGAACAGGTCTGTGGAGACCTCATCGCTATACGCGCCGAGTGTAGCGTCAGCCGGAATTACGATTGTGGTAGCCACGTCACTTGCCCTTCTTGCCCTTGACGACAGGCTTCGGCTGGACGGGCTTAGCCTTCACGGGCGGCATTTGCTTGGGCATCTTCGGGGGTGACTTCGCGGAGGGCTTGATGGGCATCATGTTGGTGGTTACCTTTGGTTGATGGATAGCGAATTGATGAATGCGATGGCTCGCGCAGCGCACATAGCCGACTCGGAGATCGAGTACTTGAAGGAGCAAGTGGACTCTTGCGCGAGTGCCCTGGCCGTCCTTCAGGCCATAAAGGAACTGCTCGCGTCTGACGAGTTTCGCCCCGCTGTCAACGACGCGGCGCGGAAGATCGTTGCCGATCTTTTGGCGCGGGTGCGGCCATGAGCGACAGTGGTATCCACGTGTGCGACCCTGCGTTCGGCTTTAACCTAGCGCTCTCCTACCTTGGCATCACCGCCGACGAGATCCCGTGGGCGAAGCGCGTGTTGAGCGCAGCACGGGCGTATCGCGCTGCACCTGGCGCGGTCTTACGCCTGGCGGACGATCTTCTTTCCGCCTCGAATGACCGAGGAACCAATGAGTGAGGAAAGCATCCTCGCATATCTGGGCATCGAGCCTGACGAGTTGGAGTGGGCAAAGAAGGTGCTCGCCACCGCTCACATCTATGATCATGCGGTCGACACAATGATGGAGGCAGCGGAGTCGCTGGTTCGGCTAACGCCTGACCAGCATGCAAACCAGTGGCTGGTGTTCATCCTTCGCGACGATGGACAGGGCCTCACAACGTTCGCTGTGTTTGATAACCATGCTGAGGCTGAGACGTTCTACGAGACTGCTAGCGCGCAACGGTCTGACTCCTACCTGTGCCGCGTTGAACGAGGACCGATGAACCAATGATTCACGCAATGTGGGCGACGTTTTATATCTCGTGCATGACGGCACGAGATTGGGGACAACTGCTGTGCATGCCGGGGGAAGAGCCCAAGGACGCACGTATTAGGTTTGCCATCACCGCAGCGGAGATTGCTGACGCGATGTGCGCCGAGTATGACAAGCGGAACGCGCCGACGACTGGCAGTCCGTATCGTGGGTGATCGTCTCGCGACACTCCATGCACAGGATCGTAGCCCAACCGCCAGCGCATGATCGACTGTTCACGGACTTCACAGCCCCGCACCAAGCGCAGTCGACCATCGCGTGCTCTCGCTCGGTCGAATGCATGCAGTCATTAAAGAGACCCACGGTCAACACCGCCCCACATCCACCGAAAACATCGGCGTCCCGTGCTCAACGCACCAAGCGGCAAACTCGAGCGCGGCCATGTAGTTGCTGTCGACAAGGCACGTCATCGTTTGCCGATCGTGGTCTTCGAGGTTGCGGTACCAATCGACGATCGATACGCCTTTGCTAACCTCCCCAAAACTCACGCAACCTTCTCTTTCCTGCCTATGTAGATGAGCGACGCGATGAGCCCGCGGACGCAGCGACACTTCGCGTGAATCTTACCAGGTGCAACGCCGCCTTCGAAATCCAGCCCGAGTGGGCGAGTCTCGCCGTCTAGTTTGCGGCATCGCGGGCATGTTCGCACGTCGAGCCGCGCGTCCCACGTGGCGACCATGACGGGCAGCCAGTTGCGGCCCTCGTATTGCTGGCGCGTGACCTTCTCATTGCGCAGCCGTTGGTCATTGAACGCGCTCGCGACCTCCCATGCGGCGGCGGTCTCGACTGCGCGCTCCTGCCTCGAGGCCAACTCGGCCATGGTCACGCGTTCTTCGTTGTCCACCGCGCGCTCGAGGTCCTTGAGCAGACTGTCCGTATAGAGCCTTGCTGTGCGCTCAGAGGCGAGCCTGTCGGCATCCGCCGGCATCTTGGCAGGCACGGGGCCCCCGTCGACCGCAAAGCCAAGCCTTGAAGCGTCTGCAAGCGCCGCGTCCCATTCGGCACGTAGCCGCTCGGTTGACGTCTGCCGTGCAGCACCTCGCGCACGGTGGAGCACATCCGCAACGACCGCCCCAAGATCGCGCGACACAGCAATCATCGGCCCGGACTTCGGTGTCGTTTGGATTACCGAACGAATCGCGAATATGGCACGGCGCTCTACGTCGAGCAGCGCGGCGGCTGTGGCTTCGTGGACGTCAGGCAAGGTCGGTCACACGAGGAGATGCGTTCTCCAAACGAGAGAATGCTCTGTTCTCGCTCGCCCTAGTCGCTCATGTGCCGTTGTGACATCGGCAGGCGACAGATCTCGACGGGACGAGAATCGAGTTACAACGCCAGAGGTGTGAGTCTTCTCGTAGAAGGTCTCGAGCGACGCCCACATGTCCGCGAAACGCTTCTCGTTGATATCTTGAGTTTTCGCTGCGTCGACGCCCCAGATAACGCGAGACCGGTTATTCATCCTTGACTCCGCTCGGCTTCGCACTGCTCGCACACTGGCCTAAACTCAGCCTCGCGCAGGCTTCGATGAAGGCACGGCGGCTCCACCGTCGCGCATTCTAGAGCCTCAACCGCTGCGCCGCGATGCACGTCCTCGAACCGCGGGATGGGCAAGCGTTTTATGGCTTCAGTCGGATTCGCGTTGACCACCTCGCCTGACCACCGGCCCCACGCCATTTCTGGCCCCGATAACTCATGAGCAACGCGCTCGCATTCCTCGTCCAGCCGCGTCGTGTCGAATGGCGCTCGTCCCATACAAGCAGGCTAACCACGCTCTGGCGTCTTGTCATCCACATGTGCGCCGATCATCCACGCGAGTTTCTCGACGTCTAGAACGACTCCCGTGATGACGTCGAACGTCATCGGATCGCCCGCGTCGTCGATGTCCTTCGCCGAGGCGTACAGGTTGGCCACGTACTCGCGCATCATCGCGAACAGCGCTCGGCAGTGATCCTCGCCATTGCTCAGGTCCTTGGGATACTCCGTCAGCGTCGAGCCCTCGGCGATGGCACGGCTATCGGCATCGACAATTCCGCCAAGCGCGACGGCCCTTTCGGCGAGCGTGTCGGCGTGATCGGATAACCCGTTGGCCACCTTGCCAAACAGGTCATGCAATGGGCCGAACGACATGCCGCGCACGTTCCAGTGTGCAACCCTGGCCGCGTTGTACAGGTCGATCGCTTCCACCGTGCGTAGCTGCAGATCAGCGATGATCGCATCGAGGCTAGCAGGTGTAAGCGGGGAGGCTGTTGCGAATGCTGGCATGCGTGGTTATGGTACGAAGATGGCGTATGACGCGACGACTAAGGACGGAATTATTCGGGTGTTCGTGGCAGGCAATGACTCCGCAAAGTTGGAGGCCTTGCCGTATAACAAACAGATCATGCTCGGTTCTACCCGCGAGAACGTCGAGGAGATCATCCAAATGCTCAACGAATTGATGGACGCCACATGGCCAAAGGAGAAATGATGGCGGAACCGACCAACAAAGCCCGTGATGAACTATTGTCGGAACTGACGATTCTGAGCACAACCGTGTTCGAATGCTTATTTATACTTGCCGAGTCGGTGCAGCGCCACTGGTCTGACGAGCACGTTGCGGCCATGATCGGCATTAGAGAACGGGTGGCTGGACTGGATCGTCTCCTGGGGGGCGCACCATCATCAGATGGGCATGGAGTACAAGG